ATGACTGAAAATAAAAAAAGAAAAAGACCAAGTTTTAATATAGAAAATAGTCCTCAAATAAAAAAAGAAGAAACGCCAGTCTTTACGCTTACACCTGTAGAATCCCCTTATTTCAGAAGCACGATTTCAATGAAAGAGGTGCTTGAAGATAAAGAAGAGACACTATCTGATCTGCTTAATCCTGTTTCACAAGAAGATACTCAGGAGACGATATCTTTGTCTGATTTATTAAATGAGATCAAAGATATTATTGAAGAAAGCGCTGGAGATACTGTTTGGGTTAAAGCTGAGATAGCTAAGTTTAAAAAGGATGCCAGATCGGGACATTTTTATTTAGAACTCATCGACAGAGATAGTTATGGTTCCGAAAAATCCAAGATTAATGCAATGGTGTGGTCTTCTAATGCTAAAAGGATTAGTGATAAGTTTGAAAAGGCGACACACGAAAAGCTAAAAGATGGAATAAAATGCGAATGGTTGGTAAGAATCAGTTATAACATTAAATACGGATTAAGTTTAACCATATCTGATGTTAAACCACTATGGTCTATTGGAGAACATGAAAAAAAGAAAGAAGAAATCAGAAAGCAGCTTAAAGAAGAAGGCTTATGGTGGAATCAATCACAACTCAAAGCTCCCTCTGTTATTACACGTATAGCCATCATAGCGCCATCAGAAGCTGCTGGTCTTGGTGATTTTATAAGTGAGTCAGAAAAGTGGAGTCAAGCTGGCATAGTAGGCGTTGATCTTTTTAATGCTGTTTTTGAAGGTGATAAAGCATCATCCAGTATTCAACAGGCTTTTACAGAAATAGCTAAATGTGAGAACGATTTCTATAGTCAAAATAATAGCAATCTTTATGACTTAGTTATTATCCTTCGTGGTGGAGGCGCTAAAACTTCTTTGGCATGGCTTGATGATTATGGGATAATGTGTCAGCTACTAAAACAAACCCTACCTGTGTGGAGTGCTATAGGGCATGAGCAAGACTTAGGGTTAATAGATGAGGTTTCCTCTCTTTCTCTTCATACTCCATCAAAAGCAGCTCAGCGTATATGGGAAATGATTCAACAGGAATATTATATATTTTCTCAAGCGTGGGATGCTATCAGTAATGAAAGAGTTAGACGCTGTGATAAGTTATCAAACAATATTGATAATGTTTTTGACAATATAGCCTATGAAGCATATCAAAGAATAGATAACTTAAAAATAAAAACTACAGAGCTTTCAAGAGAGGCGATTACATTAGGCCCACAAGCAACACTTCAAAGGGGGTATGCTATTATCACTGGAGATACTAATCAAGTAATTAAAAGTGCTACTGAAGCTAATAAACAATCTGCTTTGAAAATAAGATGGTATGATTCTGAAAAGAAAATAAACAATAAAGAGGAAAAATAAATGACTAAAGATGCTGAAATATTTACTAAAGCGTATACTGATTTAAATAATGCTCTGGCTATCCTACGCTCGGCAAAAGATGAAGACATTGATACGCTTTTTAACTGTGTCGAGACAGCGGCAAATGCTAAAGTGGTTTGTCACGAGAGGTTAGAGCAAGTAAAAAAATTGCTTGATGAAAAGATTTCTGCTGCTAATAAGTAGACATTTAAGTCTCTATATTTTATACATAGAATTTATATTGGAAAATAAAAGGTTAAATAAAAATGGCACAACAGCAAGGTCAAAGCGATAATACAATGGAACTCGTCCTGCTTATTATCGCATTATTAATAGGTGGATGGATAATTTCTTATTTCTTTGGGAATAATATAGCTGCGGGTTTTTTATGGGTGAAAATGCAGTGGGTAAAAATGTATTTACACGTTTTTGATAATGACACATTAAGAATCGCCTATAACGCTATAGATATTTATACACCTAAAGAGTGGAACTATTCCAAACTGTCTTCTTTAGCTGATGATTTGAGATTTTACACCGCAATTCCTTTGGCTGTAATTTTTGGGTTATTTGCTTTTTGGGTTACAATGAAAAACCCTTCTGAAAAGTTTGCGCGTATTCTGAACAGAAAACAGCTACTAAACTCAGAAGTTAAGCTATGGCCTTGGATATATCCTATCCTTAAGCTCGATTTGGTAAAAGAGCCTATTGATAAAGGAAAATGGGCAATGAATAAGAAGCCTCTTGATTTCTGCAGGAAGTATAATCTTCTTATTGAAAACAATACGCTTGATGCTGATCGTGCAACAAAACTATTTTCTTCTCAGCTTGGTTCGTTGTGGGATGGTCCTGATAGTTTGCCTGATTATGCTAAAGCCTTGTTTGCCTGTTTTATTGCTCAGATATGCAGAGATAAGGACGGAACAAGGGATGGTTTAGAGCAGCTTGCGACTACAATAAGTGACGGTAAGCCAAACTATACATGGGTTGCTCCGTTAATTAAGAAGCATATAAACGATAAAAAAGTCAAGGCTGCGCTTTCTAAAAATGCCTATACCATAAACGTATTATGCGCTGCGCTTGAAACAGCAAGACTAAATGGTGTTTTACCTCCGTCTTACTTTATTTGGTTAAGACCTGTTGATCCTGTATTATGGAGTGCTTTAAACTGCGTGGGAAGAAGAACGCCTTTCTGTGAAGTTGCTGGCATATTTGGACATGGGCTTGCGGAAGAGATAGCGGGTCATCCAATGGAGAAGCCTTACGTTGATAATGCGGTTCGTGCGCTTTCCGATGCTCTAAAAGAAGTTAAAATTGATTAACAAAGCAAAAGGTGATTATATCACCTTTTGTATTTTAAATTGAAGATGAAGGTGTTTTATGAGAAACGAAGTTAAAATAAACAAACATACAGGTGAGGTCTACCTTTTTTCGCAGGCCTCCAGAGAGCAACGTGCTGTTATGATAAAAGGTATTGAAGGTATTGTGTCTTTCCCTATTAAAGTAGAAGAAGTTAAGGGCAATAAAGATGCTATAACTGTCAATGCCTTATATTATCAAGATTCGCTCATGAGAGAGGATGTAAGGCTTTTAACGTTTGATGAGAGGGATGATGCCATTGCCGCCAGAAAAGAGCTTGAGAGGGCTTACAGGAAGCATACAGGCTCATCTATGATGCTTGGCTTAGGTATTCCTGTTATTATGATTGTTTGCGCTTTTTTCGCTGGCAGATATTTACAATCAAACGACAGTATCGCTCTGTCAGGTGTAAATTATAGTCAACAAGGTGCCGCATCAATACCTGCTGATTCAGCAATGAATAATCAAAAGAGCGATGCTGATACATTGGAAAAACTAACAAAGCAATATGAACAGCAATTAGGCAAGAAGTCTTTGGTGCCACAAGAAAACAAAGTTTCTGCTGAAAATAATAAAAATAATGCTTTACTTTCATCTAAGGAAGGGGATACACTTAACGATAATAAAGATTCACAGGAAATGATGAAGATGTTAAGTGGGCAAGATAATGCTCAGGAGCAGCCTAAAAGCCAGAGCGAAGCGCTTTTAGGCATGTTAAATGGCGAATCTAAAAAATAAATGATTTTTTTATTAAAATAGGGTTGACTTCGATAAACGTTTCGTGTCATACTATAAAAACAGTGAGGCGATAAGCCTTTTAAACTTAAAAAATAACTTAGCTTTGGAGAATACAAATGAACGCTATCAACATTAACTTTCAAGACCATTTCGATTTCTGTGATCATTTTGATGATCAACAGACAATCGCTCGTGGTCTTTCGAAAGTGGATAGCGGGGCATTGGAAACAGAGATGAAATAAGCTCAATCCATCCCACTCATCACCAAAGCAAAGGCCACTTGAAAAAGTGGCTTTTTTGTTGCCGTATGTGTTAACAGATTGTTAATATAGGGTTGATATTTTGTTAAATAGGGGAATAGTTTAATTGGCAGAACATTGGGTTTTGATCCCGACGGTGTAGGTTCGAGTCCTGCTTCCCTTGCCAAAAGTAATGCGCTTGTAGCTCAGTTGGTAGAGCACTGGATTGAAGATCCGGGTTGTCGGGAGTTCAAATCTCTCCGGGCGCACCAGTAGTAAGAAGTATGGCTGTGGTCCAGTTGGTTAGGATTCCGCACTGTCACTGCGGGGATCGCGGGTTCGAGTCCCGTCAGCCATGCCAGGAATGGTGATATTAGCTTAATGGTAGAGTCCTTCGCTGTGAACGAAGAGGGTATGGGTTCGAATCCCATATTTCACCCCAATAATGCCTTTGTAGCTCAGTTGGTAGAGCACTGGATTGAAGATCCGGGTTGTCGTAGGTTCGAACCCTACCGGAGGCACCAAGAGTAGTAGTTCAGTTGGTTAGAACGTCTCCCTGTCACGGAGAAGGTCGCGGGTTCGAGTCCCGTCTATTCTGCCAGGAATGGTGATATTAGCTTAATGGTAAAGCTCTTTGCTGTGAACAAAGAGGATATGGGTTCGAATCCCATATTTCACCCCACATGTTTCTGTAGCTCAGTTGGTAGAGCACTGGATTGAAAATCCGGGTGTCGCAGGTTCGAATCCTGCCGGAAGCACCAAGAGTAGTAGTTCAGTTGGTTAGAACGTCTCCCTGTCACGGAGAAGGTCGCGGGTTCGAATCCCGTCTATTCTGCCAGAATGCTAGGTTGTCCGAATGGTGAGGTGCCAGACTGCAAATCTGTGTTATATGGGTTCAAGTCCCTTACCTAGCTCCACAATATGAACTCTCAGTGTTTTGGCGAGCACGTCTGTCTGTGAGATGGAAAGTATCGGTTCGATTCCGATAGAGTTCACGATAAGGTTTGCGGCTGTGGTCCAGTTGGTTAGGATACTGCACTGTCACTGCGGAGGTCGCGGGTTCGAGTCCCGCCAGTCGCGCCAACCGTAGGGGAATAGTTTAATTGGTAAAACTTTGGACTTTGAATCCAAAATCACAGGTTCGAAACCTGTTTCCCCCGCCAAGTTTTGCGGTTATCGTTTAATGGTAAAGATGGGTCCCATGTCCGGGGCTTGATTCAGGTTCGATTCCTGATGACCGCGCCAAGAGTAGTAGTTCAGTGGTAAGAATGCTTGCCTGTCACGCAAGCGGTCGCGGGTTCGAATCCCGTCTACTCTGCCAATATATGGGGGAATAGTTTATTCGGTAAAACGTTGGACTCTGAATCCGAAGTGGTAGGTTCGAAACCTGCTTCCCCTGCCAATGTGCGATAGTCGTCTAGCGGTCTAAGACACTTTCCGATTGCGGATAGAGACATAGGTTCGAATCCTATCTTCGCACAAAAAATAGGGGAATAGTTTATTCGGTAAAACGTTGGACTTTGAATCCGAAGTGGTAGGTTCGAAACCTGCTTCCCCTGCCAAATGTGCGATAGTCGTTTTAGTGGCTAAGATCCCTCCCGGTCACGGAGGAAGACGTGGGTTCGAACCCCATCTATCGCGCCATGTGCTAAGTTGGCTGAATGGTTGAAGGCGGCGGATTGCAAATCCGACAGGCGAAAGCCTCATGCGAGTTCGAGTCTCGCACTTAGCTCCAAAATATGGGACTGTAGTTCAGTTGGTTAGAATACTTGCCTGTCACGCAAGAGGTCGTGGGTTCGAACCCCATCAGTCTCGCCATAGTAATGTAGAGGTAGCTCAAAGTAAGAGAAATAAAATTTGAACTGCTATAGACACAAATACCTTTCTGCAGGAGGTAGTGATACAATCACAGGTGGTTATAGTGGCTAAAATAAATAAAGCTCTTTAGGTAGAGCGGGGGTGGAGAAGCCCTGCGTTGGAGGTTCAAGTCCTTTCCCTCTGCACCAAGAGTAGTAGCTTAACTGGTAAAGTGTCTCCCTGTCACGGAGAAGGCTGCGGGTTCGACTCCCGTCTATTCTGCCATAAATAGGAGTATAGTCTAACTGGTAAAACGATGGACTCTGAATCCATAGTCGTAGGTTCGATCCCTACTATTCCTGCCATAATATGTGAACTTAGCTCAGTTGGTTAGAGTCTCGGATTGTGATTCCGATTGCATGGGTTCGAATCCCATAGTTCACTCCAGCTTATATTCATATAAAATAAGGAGCAAAATATGAACAGCCTAAAAGAAATGGTTAAAAATAATAATCTCGCCCGATTTGTAAACTTTGAAAAAGACAATCTTTATTATGCTACAGAATGTGGTTTTATTTTTCCAGTTCCAGTCTCCGATGTAGGAGATGGCGTATTTCATGCGACAGAGAAAGCTATGCTACTTATGCGCTACATAAGAAAACAAATAGATAAGCCTGTAATAGAATCAAAAGAATCAGGCACTGGAAATATAGAGTTTGTCAGGTTTGCGAAGAATCAGCTAATTTATAAGAAAGATTCTTTTGAGTTTCCTGTTAATCTATCAGAGCCTGTGCCTGAAAGATTAAAGGCTAACGAAGATGAGTCGGTATTAAAAATTTTTATTGATAGTTATGCTGAAATAGTTAATAAAGAAAAAAGTAAAAACATCTAAATAGAGAGCCTCCTGGCTCTCTATTTATTTTATAAACACTCCACTATTTAAAGAATAAATAGCAATCCTCCGCCTATCTGACTTAATCAATGTTTCCCACTATTATTTAGCTCACTATATATACTTAACTCTAAAATGCCTTTACACTCCATCTCATATAATAAGAAAGAGAGAGTTTCATGGCATGAAAAAACTATTATTAAATCTTATACTGCTCCCATTTTTAAATGGCTGTTCGGTAGGGCATTATGAGTATAATAAAGAAACGTTAAGCAAAGCAGATATGAACTTTGTAGGCATACCAACTATTTTGGGTGCGGGAATATTAGGTAGCAGTGTTCCTATTACGCCAGAATATAGCCTTACTGCTGCACATGTAGCGAAATATATGATGTATAAAGTTAAAGCTTATCATCCTGCCTGCGATTTGGCGTTAATTTATCACAAAAATAACGAAAATACGTTTCCTAGCTTTAGGAATGGAGTAGTAGGTGAAACTATAAACATGTATGGTTATAGTTTTTTTAGTGCTATGCCAGTAGCCTCTAAAGGAACCATATTGAAAAATGTGTTAGTGAGATCTTCATGGAATAAAATAGGCTGTCCATTAGCCATCTCAAAAGCAGGTGTAGTGCAAGGAATGTCCGGTGGTCCAGTATACAACCAAATAGATAATACACTAACCGGAATAGTTGAAGGATACGCTTACTCTTTAAACAACAAAGACAAAAACGGTAATAAGTATAAAGACGTTTCACTGTATGTCCCTTATAGTTCTTTTTCAATATGGCTAAACAAAGAATTAATGAGTAAATGAGTTTTTTCCGAATAAAATATTCTATGTGTTTGATTTGGTTTTAAAATTATATAACGGCTGCGTATTTATAAAATACTCATTGTTTTTGATAAGCGATTGATATTAAAATAGAGTTTTAATAAAGAGGCTAATATGAAAAGAATGTTATTGAGTGTTTTATCTACTTTTGTATTGAGTGCATGTTCAGTAGGTGAATACAGCTACGATAAAGCTGCTTTGGATAAAACAGATATGAACTTTGTAGGTATACCTACTATTCTTGGAGCAGGGGCGCTCGGTAGTAGTGTCCCTATTACACCGGAATATAGTTTAACCGTTGCGCACGTAGCAAAATATATGATGTATAAGGTCAAAGCCTATCATCCATCCTGTGATCTTGCTCTGGTTTACCATAAAAACAATGAATCCTCTTTTCCAACATTTAGGAATAGTGTTATAGGCGAAAATGTTAATATGTATGGTTATAGTTATTTTTCAGCAATGCCTGTTTCTTCATCAGGAAAAACGCTATCAAATAGTGAGGTTGTTTCTAAGTGGAATAAAGCTGATTGTGTTTTAGTGGCAACAAGTGCCGGAGCTGTTCAAGGCATGTCGGGTGGAGCTGTCTATAATGAAAAAGATAATACCTTAGCAGGCATAGTGCAAGGCTATGCGTCATCTCTAAAAGATATTAAGCATCCTGAAAAAGATATGTTTAAGAATGTATCATTCTACATTCCTTATTTACAGTTTAAAGACTGGTTAAATAAAGAAATTAATGCAAAATAAGTATTTACAAGGTCGCACATAATAAAAGGGATGAGCGGGCTATCTAAGTATTGGCAAACCTCCTTATATTCGGCAAAGTAGTGATTAAGATTAATAACGAATATAAGGAAAAGGTCATGAGCGAACAACTACAGGAATTAACTGAAAAAAGTTTCTTAAATGAGCTATCATGGAAAGAAAGAAAAGCAAGCGAAGATGCCACAAGAATCGCTTTTGATAAACAACCCAAACGTGGGCGATATAAGAAGTTTATCGATAATACGGGAAATAATCTATGGCACTATTGGGCCTATAATGATAAGCCGGAAAAAATTTTTGATAAGTGGTCTAAAAGACTTGAACAAGAAGATGTTAACTTATTAAATAGTAAAGGAGAGCATGTTCTCCACAGGCTTGCATTATGTGGAAAATGTGATGCAATAAAGCTATTAATTGAGAAATATCCTTTTGAGAAATCATTGGTAAACTTACAGGGAGAAACATTGCTTCATTATGCCTGCTGGTCTGGCTGTGATGATACAGTAAGAACCATTTTAACGCTTTATCCAGAACTACTGGATGTTCAGGATAGTGAAGGTTACACTCCCCTTTCAGTTGCTATTAATCGCTGCAGCAAAAAGTTAACAGACGATCTTATTATGATGGGGGCTAATCCTAATGTCGCAGATATCAAAGGAAAAACAGCACTACATTATGCAGCTGAAAAAGGAAATGTAGAACTTTATGATAAACTTGAAAGCTTTGGTGCTGATAGTGAGATTAAAGATAGAGCAGGTAAGACGCCAGAATCTATTATCTCAAGATTTATAGAAAGAACTACGGAAGAAAATCATCGCTATGATAACTTCTGGAAAAATAAATATACTCAGAAACTGATATTCTGATAAAAAATAAAAAAGAGGCCTGAGCCTCTTTTTTTATTAGTCATTGCTAATATTTTCTTCAGGATAGTTGTTTGGCTCACGCTCAAAGAAAGTTTTAAGTTTTTCAGAATGAACGCTGTTGCGTATTTTTCTAAGCGCTTTAGCTTCTATCTGACGAATACGTTCACGGGTAACTTTAAATTGCTTACCGATTTCTTCAAGCGTTAAATCGCCTCTCATTCCTATACCAAAACGCATTCTTAAGACTTTCTGTTCTCTATCACTTAACAGTTCAGCCATAGCCTCTTCCAGAATAGATGTTACCTGTCTATGCTGTGTAATATCTTCAGGAAGGATAAGATCCGTATCTTCGATAAAATCACTAAGAGTTGAATCTGATTCTTCACCTACAGGTGTATCCAGAGAAAGCGGATCTTTTGCTGTTTTTAAAAGCTGACGAACCTTCTCTACATCAATGTCGGTTTTAGCTGCAATCTCATAGTCTTCTGGCTCTTTACCGTTTTCCTGAATACCTTCGTTGATTGCTTTACGAATACGGTTATAAGTCTCTATCACATGAACAGGGAAACGAATGAGTCTCGCCTGATCCGCAATAGCACGTGTAATTCCTTGTCTAATCCACCATGTCGCATAGGTAGAAAACTTAAAGCCACGACGATAGTCAAACTTATCAACAGCTCTCATCAGGCCTACGTTTCCTTCCTGAATCAAATCCTCAATCTTCATCCCCCTGTTAAGATAGTTCTTAGCAATAGAGATAACCAGTCTTAAGTTGGCCTCAATCATGTCTTTTTTCGCTTTTTTAGACTTAGCTTCACCTAAAACAAGCGCACGCTGCATATCTCTGAACTTCAGCAGTGGTAAACCGATTTTACTTTCAAGATCGGACATGTTTTCTTGTTGAAGCATGATTTCTTTGCTGTATTTTTTAAGATTAGCAGCCTGCTTATCAGCATCAGGCTTCCCTAATGATTCGAAATAAGCAATTTCTTCTGGAATCCACTGCATGTTGGTCGCTTTATCATAAAAAATATGTAAGAAACGCGAGCGGTTTATTCCACACTTAATAGTATAGATATTACATATTTTATTAGTAATAGCTTTAGTCTGCGTTGAATAATCATGAAGAATAGTTGAAAGCCTATTGATCTCTTTTGTTGAGAATCTCACTTCACTCAATCCCTCTACAATGATTTGTTGAAGCTCCCACGTGCGAGGATTACTAAAATCCTTCTTGCGGCATAATGCTACAAACTCATCTACGAAAGGTCTCATCTCAACCATTCTATCCAGAGAAAGCTGTCTGTTGGCGTCAAGGTCTTCCTGAGCACGTAAGAAACGGCTGTCATCATCTACCAGGAATCCGGGCGCGGTTTCCTCTTCAGAAATTAATACGTCATCTTCGATATTTAACGCAATATCTGCTGAATCTTCTTCAGAATCATTGTTTGTCATGCCAGAAATCTGGAAATCACCAAACCCATCAACTAAGTCATCTGCCTTATAGTTAATGCCATCATCCATGATTTTATCGAAGTTTTGATAAAGAGGAACTAATGTTGCAGCACAACCTGTCAACGTTCTTGCCGTGTCAGCATCGCCTTCTTCTTTTCTTTTCGCAATAATAACTTCTTCGGCACGAGAGACCAGTTTTACTTTACCCATATCACGTAAATACATTTTCATTGGGTCAGCAGAAGAGTCAAGCTTAGTTACAATAACTTCTTCTTCAGCCGTATCTTCTCCATGCTCAGCAATATGATCATCTTTATCGTCTGAATCGACATCTGTTAAATGATAATCAGTATCTTCGGATTTAACCTTTATTTTATTTTCTTTTAGTGCTATGATGAAGTTATCAAAGTGGTCATCGCCCGGCTTAAGATCAAACTCATCTAAAATATCAGCATGTGTTAAGAATCCTTTTTCTTTGCTTAGTGTAAAAGCATGTTCCAGTTTATTATTTAACTCAGAAACAGTTGAGTGATTATTTGTTAAGGTGGTCAAGTGAGCCTCCGTTGGATGTATATATTCCTAATAAAGCACGTTTAAAAGGGCTGATAAAACTTTACAAAGTCGTAATAAAAAGCTATATAATACATTTTCTTTTCGGAATTCAAGAAAAAGATAGTTTTTTTGGAAAATAAATTTAAAAAGGCAATTAATTGAATTAACTGCTTATTTTATGATAAGAAATGTACATGCGTGTGGAAACCTCACAGTTGTTCAAAATATGACAAAATTAAATATACAGCATTCAGGATTGATCTCAACAAGTAGGATGTCAAGTCAATTTTCTGAAGATCTTGAAAAAATAAATGATGTAAGGGAACTACTTATCGAGACAGGCAATCCTAACATAAAAAATGGCATGGGAGAGCCTGCTTGGTTTATTGCATTAAAAAATAAAAACTTTATTGGCGCGGCTGAACTTATTAACTCTGGTGCAGATATAAATATGCTAAACCGAAATCATGAGAGCTGGCTTATAAGCTGCTTAGACTATGAGGCTGGCAACTCACTTTTTACACTTGGGTTCCAGCAGGCAGATAACACGTGGGCAGAAAGCACTGCGGACGGTCGCCATCCTTTCTTTCATCCTAATATGACACCCTATATCGCTTCCCGTATTTCAACTAAATGGTGGTCTGAGAGGAAAAGTTGGGATAAGCTTAAAGTAAACAACTTATATCCTGAAGATGTGTGTTTAAACAACAATAAAGAAGTAGGAAGAATATTTAATTTTTGGCATCAAAGGTGTTTATTTTTTAAATAAATATTATAATATAAGAATAGCGTTATTTTATAAGAAGAATAAAAATATAATAGGAGTATATAATGAGTAATCCAATTGATAAAGCGTTTGAATCTTTTATCAGTCAAGCTCAAACTAAAAAGAAAAGAGAAGACGAGATAAGTAGAATAAATGCGAAAATAGTTGCTGAAAAAGACATCATTCTTCAGCCAATTCGTCAGCTTCTTAAAAGACTCGTTGATCTTAATATTTGGGTTTATGATAAAAATAAGTTTGAAAGAACCCTGCCAAGAACCGATGGTGATAAGCTTCCTCCTAAGTTATTTGAGGTGTTCGAAGATCCATCAAGCCCAAGCTGGCTTCCGGGGAACTCTATATACATAGAGCACCCTGCAGATATAGAAATTGCCGTGCCTTCGGAACAAGATCGTGAGAAGCAAGGTCTGATTGTTATAACATGCAAAGAAAACCCTTATGCTAATATTTTAACTAACCGTGTTTTTAGGGATGTAGATAGCGCATGTATGGCTTTGTCTGAGTTTTTGAGCAAAAACTTGGTGAACGTTGATAGGCTTAGTCATAACACTGACGACAATATCAACCTGAAGAAATAAAAAGAGGGCCTAAGCCCTCTTTTTATGTTTATTTGATTTGAATCTTCACGGGTTCCTGTTTTTCTTTTTCTTTAAAAGTAATCACAAGAATACCATCGTTTAATGATGCTTCGATAGAGTCTTTATCCAGTTCATCGGAAATGTGGAACTGTCTCTTTAAGGATTTTGTGTATAAACTCTCAACAGAAATCCATCCCTTTTGACTTTCTTTTGATGTGTCCTCTGCCCTTTCAACAGAAATGGTTAACTTGTTTTTATGGTCGAAATCAATGGAGATTTCCTCACGCTTCACACCTGGAACATAAATATGAAGTTCAAGTTTTCCGTCTACCTTTCTTACATCAGTAGGCATGGTAACAAGTTGTGTTGGGTCATTCAAAAGTTTTGCCAAATCACCGAATAACGCATCAAATGGGTTGTGTTCTTTTCTCATAATAACTCTCCTGTTTAAATACTATTGTTAAAGTTAAATAAATCTTTTGTATAAGTAATATGGTCGGCTCATTTATCTTTTCAAGGAAAAATATAAAAAAAGATAAAAAATATTTTTCTAAAGGTTAACTTATATTAAAAAATGGTTTACAACAGAGACATTAACGAAATATGGATAAATAAAATGAGTAAAAATATAGCATTTGATGATGTAGTAGAAGAAAATGTGATTTCTATTGGCAAATCCAATGAAAGTCTTGTAATAAACTCGCTTGAACAGTATGCCGAAAAAAGATTTGGAGAGTCCACGCAGAAATGTGAGGCATTCAAAAAAAGGTTGCTTGATAAAGCGTTTTTGTCAAAAGCAACTCAAGCTCTTATGCAGGTGTCTTATTTTTTATATGGGGCCTGTTATGCTAAAGACAGTGAATATGAAAAGAGCGTTAAAAAACTCACTGCCGAAATAAAAGATGATATGTCTGTGATTGCTGAGATGAAAGTTTTTTTGATAAAACATCATGAGAATATATCCGATGTGAGCCTATTGAATGATTTGGGTATCTCCAAATACTTTAAACGCATCGATAAAATCCTGTTAAACCTACAAATGTATGTAGATAAGCTATAATAAAATACCAGCTTATGCTGGTATTTTATTTTTAATATAACGCATTATTTTATTTTGTGCCTCGTTCTCAATCTGTCGAACACGCTCCATTGAGATTCCCCATTTCTCTGCCAAAACAGATAATCCATCAACGGAGTCTTTAAGTTTGCGTGATGTCAAGATATCGCGCTCTTTCTCACTGAGTATGGCTAAAGACTCAAGAAGAAGAGCTTGCTGACGTTTACTGTCTCGTTCCTCCATGACAATATCTTGAGGGTCACTATTATAATCAGGTAGCATCCATCCTTCAGAGGTGTTAGCCACTTCATAATCTAAGGTGTTTTCTTCACCATCAATAGAAGTCTGCTCCCAAGCAATGTCAGAACCATTGAAGTAAGCCTCAGCAACAAGAACATCTTTCTTGTCAACGTTTAATATTTGGGCAACTTTCTCGTGTTCAGAATCAGAGACGCCATCCTCTCCCATGCTTCTTAGCTTATTGACTGTTTTACGATACCCGAAAAATAACTTTTTAAGTGCTGACGTTCCGCCGATTTTAATAGCGCGTAAGTTGCTAAGTAAGAAATCACGAATTTCCGCTTCTATCCAAAGTAAAGCATAGGAGCTTAATCGGTTTTCTCTGTAAGGATCGAACTTTTTAACAGCTTTCATGAGTCCAATATTTCCTTCCTGAACTAGATCGCCAAGAGGGTAGCCGTAGTTTTTGTGATCCTTAACCACCTTAACAACAAGACGCAAGTGAGAAAGAATAAGATCTTTCGCCGCTTTAAGATCCTTATTTTCAAACCAGCGAATACTTAATGCTCTTTCATCTTCCTCTGTCAGCATAGGAATGCCATTGACTGCGCGAGAATACGCCTCAAAGTTATCAGGAGAAGGCAGATCGACAGTATTTAACGCAAGGCTATTACTTACTATTGAAATATCATTTCCCATATATACCTCTCATTTTGAATCGTATTAAAAGACTCCGTATAATACAATATTTTTGCGGAAAAATCTATAATTAAAAGGAAAAACCTAGCATTTTTGACAAGATGTTTCCTTTTTTAAACCTAATCTCAATATACAAATCACTCTTGTATTTATCGAAAATCCACCCCTTATCTTTTATTCTTAATAGTTGACCTTCTTTAATATCAGCGGGAATTCTTACACATAGTTTTTCATTGTCAAAGTTCTTTAATATGAACTCTTGTTTCTTATATTCACGTTTAGTTAACTCATGATAAGTGTGAAGCTCATTGTCTATCATATACCAATATCCCTGTTCCCATTCAATATCAAGTATAACATCTCCTTTCTGACTATGGTATCTGCTTTCATGTCCAGCGTTCTTTAAACGCAAAGTGGCTCCAGGGAAAGTAGAGGCTGGGATATTCACACTGAATGTTTTCTTTTCTATCTTTTGCCCCGTCCCAAGACACTCTCTACAGATTATCTTTCCTAATACCCCATAACCCTTACATAATGGGCAAAAACGCGCTACGTTGGCTTTAATGCTTCTTATAGTGCCATCACGAGATTCTGTCCACTTCAAGTTCACTTTGATATGTAATGGGAGGTTTTTATCTTGCTCTGTTTCTTCTTTATCATTACTACTGTTATTTTGACTACTATCATCAAAGAAAGTTTCATTTTGTGATAAAGAAAAATCATATTTTTTTCTTTTTTCGGGATCTATCAGGTTCTCATAAGCTATATTAATCTCTTTGAAAATTTCAGACGATAACACATCACCTTTATTTTTGTCAGGATGATATTGATTGGCAAGTTTACGATAAGCTTTTTTAATTTCTACCGATGTGGAATCTGATGAAATACGTAGGATGGTATAATAGTTTTTTATCGGCATATATATTACTCTACGTAAAAATGGAGAAATGGCTTTGCCCTGGAAAAGACAAAGCCAATATGATTACTGGAATATAGGAGGAAGATCGACTTGTGGGTGGTCTTTGTTGTACTGAAGCGCACTTTCCAAGTCATCAAGGGTCAATGAACCATTAAATACCATTCCATTTTGGAACATAATAGTCGGTGTATATTTGAAGTTATACTTCTGAGCAATAGCACGAATCTCTTCTCTTGGGCTTTGAGTATTACACGTAGCCTCGACAGGTCTGTTTGTTTCTTTTAACCATGAAGACCATGTTTTTTCACTATCGTCTGAAGAGTTTGCCGCATAATCCATCCAGCTCTTCCATGCTGCACCTTTGTTATCTTCGCACCATAAGTAATCAACTTTCTGGTTGGCATTTGGATGTATCGTTAAAGGCCAAGGCATCACGTAAACCGTAAGGTTAAGCTCTCCGCCTTTTTCATCCATTGCTTTTTCCAGTTTTTGACAATATGGGCAATCTGGATCTGCGAACATGGCTACAACTCTTTCACCTTTGCCATAAACAATCTTAGCGCCTTTATCGAAAGGAAGTGTGGCAAATACTTTAGACGCATTTTTAGTTGGGTCTGGCGTGTTCACTTTACCTTTGGTGTCGATTTCTGACTCTTTTGACTGGATAAGTTTCATACTTTCTTGAGGAGAAAGTTCTCCAGGCATAGCGCTCGCTTGCCTTGCTTCAGCATCTGTTTTAAGCGGAGCTGTATTAGGATTATCAATAACATCACCATTTACTGTTTTAGCAATAGCATTGCCTGTAGGTGTTTCTGTCCCTTGAGCACGTTTTGCGGCTTCTTCAGTAGTGATATTCTTGATAATATTGCCATCACTAACCAGAACCTCGCCCCCCACTAAAAAATAATCTACATTCTCATTAGTGTAAGAAATAGTCCCATTTGCTTCAACTTGATAAAGTCCTGCTGAAGGTATAGGTTTTATTGTTGGGTTAAATTTGGCAATATTAGGAAACTTCGCGGTTAATATGCTTTTAACTGAAGCTACGTCAGCATGAGCAGCCGTGCTCATTAATAACCCGCCTACAACCAGCGAAAGTAATGTTTTAGAAAAATTCTTCACGTATAAACTCCTGTATTTATGATATTAAGGAGTAATTAAACGATATTTATTAAAAAGTCAAAAATACCTTATTTGCTTTTTCGTGTGTAATCTACAAATGAAAAAGAATCATGACGTTCATTAAAGGATTCTATCCACTCTTCTTTATTCCAATCAGGGAAATAAGTGTCTACAGTATAGGTTCCATCCACATATGTCAGATAAAGCTTATCAAGGTAAGGGAAACTCAACTGCCATAGGCTATTGCCACCAATGATAAAGACCTCATCGTCATAGGTTGCTTTAAGGTAAGAAAGCATTTCATCAAAATCAGAAAAGATAATAACTTCTGGATATTTATTTTGCGTTTGCTCAGTCCATACAGGATCTCTGCTTAGCACAATGTGTGTACGATTGGGCAGAAGACGACCAAGGCTGTCAAAGGTATTTCTACCCATAACGATAGGCTTATGGTTCGTTAGTGCTTTAAAACGTTTCAAATCTTCCGGCAGTCGCCACGGTAGAGTGTTGTTTATTCCAACACCTTTTTCCTCATCATGAGCTGCGATTAGTGATAATATCATTGATTTTACTTTTCCTTATACTATTTTAATAAACATGTCAGATTTGCGGCCATCTTTAAATTGCCATCCCAAACCTTTAAGTTTAAGTTTGCTGCCTATTTTAACATTTTCGGGTATAGAAACATACACCTCATTATCATAGACTGTCTTGATCTTCATCTTTTCACCCGGTGTTACTTTAAGGAAATCAGCCGTGATGATAACGTTGTTCTCGCTATCAAACTTAAACTTACGTGAGAACCATTTTATTTCCAGTAAAATCTCTTTGTCCTTATGTTTTATTTTCAACGTGCGTCCGGGAATAGAGTCAGCAGGATAGTTAACCTTCAATGTCTTTTTAATCTCGTTAATGTAAACATCGACTGTTCCTCCTGTTTTAGACTGCTCTTTTGTCAGGACTAAAGATTGTCTGATTTCTTTAGTTTTTCCCTGCCCATAGATATCATCGAAAATGTCTTCACTTGATGAGAAATGATTTTTAGCTTTGTGGTTATCATAAGACTTACTTCTTCTTTTGGCGGTCTCATCAAAAATATCTTTAAAGAGGTCTTCATGTTGTGAAAAATGATTTTTAGCTTGATGTTCCTGCGTTGTTTTGCGCTTCATCGTCTGAGAGAAGATGTCGCCAAAAATATCGCTGAAGTCAGGAGACGCACCAGTGCCTCTCCCAGAAGAGAATCCGCCAAATCCACCGAATGGTCTACTGCTCTGCATATCATATTCACTGCGTTTCTCAGGATTACTTAGCACCTCATAGGCACCATTTATTTCCTTAAATTTTTCCGCATACTCATCGTTGCCCGGATTGCGATCAGGGTGATATTTTCTTGCAAGCTGTTTATACGCTTTTTTAATAGTTGTTATATCGTCGGTTTTGTTTACGCCGAGAGTTTCATAAAAATTCATGTTATGGCCTCATTTAAAGTTACTCTAAATGATATCTGATGCGTTTGTTATTTTTCAAGTTTTTATGACACTAAAATAAAAAAGGCAAACTATTGTTTGCCTTTTGATAGGTAAGAATAAAGTTATACAGCTACAGGTGCTTTAATCGCAGGATGCGGATCATAGCCTTCAATCTCAAAATCTTCGAACTGATAATCAAAGATAGAAGCAGGCTTGCGTTTGATCACAAGCTTAGGCAATGGACGAGGTTCACGAGTAAGCTGAAGTTGAACCTGTTCAGTATGGTTGTTATAAATATGGCAATCACCACCCGTCCAGATAAAATCACCCACTTCCAAATCGCATTGCTGAGCGACCATGTGGACAAGCATAGCATAAGACGCAATATTAAAAGGAACGCCTAAGAAGATGTCTGCGCTTCTCTGATAAAGTTGGCAAGACAGTTTGCCGTCTGCAACGTAAAACTGGAAGAAGGCATGGCATGGAGCTAAAGCCATTTTATCAAGCTCACCCACGTTCCATGAAGAAACTATGATACGTCTTGAATCAGGATCGGATTTTAACTGCTCAATAACCTTTGAAATCTGATCGATGTGCTGACCGTCAGCAGTAGGCCACGAACGCCACTGAGCGCCATAAACAGGGCCAAGTTCATCAGCATCAATAAGTTGTCTTCTATATAAAATATCAGATTCATTATTTATTTTTTCAAATTTCCAATCTTTATAATTTTTATTATTTGCTTTTAAATTATCAGAAACGCCATTGTTAACAAATCTATGAATTGAAGTTCTCGAACATAAAATAGCTTTAGATGCATTAGTATATCCATCAATAATTAATGTTTCACCATTAGGTTTTGTGATTTTAATCCAATCATAGGGAACATTTTCTTTTTTATGTAACCAGATACAAGTATCAGGACCATATTGATTAGCTCCATAATAGTCCTTATCCAATTCAAAACTATTCCAATCTTTTAACTTATAACGCCAGTGAGCTAAATCCTTCACATCTGAAATAAAATTTTTCGGGTCATGCCAACGCTGACAAACAGACACCCCTTTTTGACCATAATGTCTATAATTATGTGATTCTTTGTCATAACATCTTTTCATCATTTTTTTCCAAGAATCAGCCAGTTTTTGCTCGATTGATTGTGCTGGAAGGCAAATTCCGCTAGTGGAAAAATCACCTAAATATTGCTGGTATTCCTTACGAATTCGGTTTACTTCCACTATTTCTCTATCAGATGTCCAAGGCTGCCTCCATTCATCCCAAATTCTGACTTTATTATCCTGAAGGTATTTTACGTTAGTATCGCCTTGAAGGAACCAGAGTAATTCATGAATAATAGAACGAATATGACATTTCTTTGTTGTGACCAACGGAAATCCATCTTGAAGGTTAAAGCGCATTTGATAACCAAATACCGACTTTGTGCCAGTACCTGTTCTGTCGTTTTTCTGTGTGCCATGTTCACTAACATGGGATAAAAGATCTAAATATTGTTGCATTATACTCTCCGTTTAAATGCCTCTTTCGAGGCCTGTTATTTTCTGAATTTAAAGTTACTAACACGTTGCTGCTGATTTTGCAAGTCTGCTTTATAGACTAACGTATTAAGTTCAGGAACGGGGCCATACTGAGCTGCCCATTTAGCAATAGCTGTCTCTATCTTTAAACGATGATCAGGTCTCGCCAGATTATAAACAGGAATACCATAATGACTTGCGATTGAAATAGCCTGTCCCGTTCCACCTGTAGCATAAGTTCTTTCTTGATCGCTAATGCATCCATCTGGTGTCCAGCATAATACAAACTTAGCTGGTGCGTTTAATGTTGGCCCAATCGCCTGCATGACATTTCGTGCCATTAAATCTTTTACAGCCTGCTTCTGAATGGTACTCCAGGAAGGATGAAACTGAGAAGCAATAACGTAAGATTGCTCGTTATACTCCTGTTGTAATAATCCTTTATTTCCCATAAACCATTTTGAAGGGTTTTCCCTAAAACCTCGCCACGGAAGAAAAATTTGTTTTTGGCCTTTTCCTTGCTTCATAGCCAAATCAGCACCAAGTTCAAAATACTCATCCGCGCCACCAGCACCACCTGAGCGAAGAACGTAGCCCTGAAGTGCTAAATAATACCCTGTAGCTATCATAAGATCTTTAATGTCGTCAGGGGTCTTTCTGGAGCCTATTCCTGCATAAGGCACACCTGATACTTCAATCGTAGACTCTAAAGGGATACGTAATATTTCTTCATATTGACGGGCCATGTTTTTTCTCCTGTATGTTCAAATTATTAGCTTCTGTAGCTTTATGTTTTTTTAAGAAGCTGTCTATAGAGTTTGCTTCATACTTAGCAAAATAAGTTTCATACAGGGACTCTTTCATGTCGATATTATCTGAAATATCCTCACCCTTATATTTTAGTAATCTCTCTACCTTAGTATTCCAGTCCTGCTCAAACTTGGCTGCATATCCCTTACGATCTTCAATGAGGTTAAGTGTGATTTCTTTTAATAACTCAGTTCCTCTGGCAATATTATTAAACATACCTTTACGGCCTCGGTCGTCACATACTACGGCTTCGCAGAAAGCATTAAGTTTTTCTGGATTAGAATCAATTTCGGCATTCTTAATTATCTTCAAGATGGTCGTGGCTTTTAGATTATCCAGAGTGTGAACTAAGCCATGATATTCAGTTACGGAAAGAGCCAACTCGAAAATAACTGGTTCAATATTCCATCCGGTAAAACGCTGCTGCACAAAAGGAACACCTTGTTTTTCATGGTCGTGATAAGTGTAGCGTGTTTTAAATATCTTTTCTTGACAGTTCTCTTCTGAAGATTCACGCTTGATTTCTTCTACGTTAACCTTATAAGTTGCGTGTTTGCCAAAATCATGCGCTAATGCGGCCCAACGAGCCATCTCAGAGCAGCCGTCTGCAGATGCCCTGTCAATCACCATCATAAGATGAATACCGGTGTCAATTTCTGGATGATGAAGTTCTGGCTGGTTCATACCCCAAGCTTTATTTACTTCAGGTAAAGCATGAGCAAGCCAGCCTTCTTCTCGCCAGTATTCAAATGCTAACGAAGGAACAGGAGAAAGCAACGCTAATCTTACACACGCCACCCACTCCTTATCGTTAATATCCGTATTGCCAAGTTCAACACTTTTAGTAGCAGGGATAGTATAATCATCACCTGATTTTTCCTGACCATGCTTAGCAAGATGGACGCCATGATGCCATATTTTCTTCCATTCGTTTCGATTCATTTTCGCTAAAGTCTCCATATAAATATCCTATAATTATACTGTATAAGCGTATAGAAGTCATTAATATTTTTAAAATGAAATAAAAAAAGCCCTCCGAAGAGAGCTTTAATATCAGGTGCTTTTAAAGCTGAGTTAAAACATTAAGACCAAGCAAACCTTTCTTAATCTTATCAATACTTATAACTTTTAAGTCCTGACATTTGGATTTTATAAGGTCAAGAACTTGTTCCTGCGTATTGTGAATCAATGCTGACTTTAACTCATCATCTACAGTAAGAATATCAAACACAGGAACGAATCCTTTATGGCCTGTTTGATTACAAGAGGTGCATCCTTCTTCTCTGTAGATTTTCCAGGTAATGTCCAGACCTTCAAGTGTATCCTCACTAAAACCCTTTTTTATAAGCATATTTTTAGTCAAGATGTCTTGTGTCTTACACTCATTACACAACATAGGAAATAATCGCTGTGCGCAAACCATTTTAAGAGAGGATGCTATATCGTATCCTGAAAAGCCCATATTGTAGAGTTTTTCAAAGGTGTCAGAAACACTTTCAGCATTCATGCCAGTAAAAATAAGTCGTCCTCTTTGACTAATACTTAATGCTTGCTTAGCTACACTTTTATTGTCAATGTTATCTAACAGTATAGCGTCTGGAGACTGGCCTTCGATGAAAAACAATAAATCTTCATACGATAAATCCTGTCTTATCTTTAACTGATTAACACCAACCAGATTAAAGCCAATAACATTTTCTATAGTGTATAGATTTTTATTTTTAACATTTAACTCATTAAGCGCATTATACATGGAATATGTTTTCCCGGAGTTTGTCGGACCACTAAAAACGCATAATCCTGAGCCTTTTTTAATAACCGATTTAATCGAGTTCGCCTGTAATGAGCTATACCCAAGATTATCAAAACTTAATCTCTGTGCCGAGTCTTCCATAAGTTTTACAACAATCTTCTCACCGTAAGCAGTAGGGCAAGAAATGACTTTAAAATCGATATTTTGTATCTCGCTTATCTTAAGTGAAAACTTGCCATGTTGCGGCTTCAAGTCAGCCACATCCATATTAGAAATAGTTTTCAGTTTCTTGGAAAGATCATTTTTTATCTCTGCGGGAGGAACAAAAGACTCATAAAGCTCGCCATACTGCTTAAAGCGAATACGGTATTTTTTCTCATAAGGCTCAAAGTGTATTTCAGACACCTCAGAGTTAACAGCACTGATTAATACTTTTTGAATGTATTTTGTAAGAATAATATCGCTATCATTTTTATCTGACTGAGGAGATGGTTGCGTTTGAGCTACTATGGACTCTGGCTTAACCGTTCTAACTTGGTTCTCAGCAGGTTCTGACTTTTTACGTTTATTTGAAACCACGTCAGCTCTTTTTTCAGGTTGTTCAAGCGTAGTAGCGTCCGACTTACTTTTTTCAATAATGGGCGCGACAACTTTCTTTTCAGGTTGTGGCACAACGGGCGCTGGAGATTCAACAACAGGCATGGCAACGTAAACTTCTTTTTCTGGTGAAGATGGAGGTTGAGATGTTTGGTTAAGCATCGTCAGGTTCTCAATAAAACGGTTGAGTTTTAATCTATCAGCAACAAAGGTCACAACATTCTTAACTCTGTATTTTTCTCTTAAGTCATTTAGTGAGTTATTTAAAGATACGGGATTATCTAAAACAACGAAGATTGTATCTTTCTTTATTTTTAGTGGGACGATACGACTGCGCTTAATCCAGTTCATATCTAACTCTAAACTGATAAGTCTTTCACTATAGTGTGCGAGATCGATATAGGTATATTTATTATATTTTGCGATTGCCCAAGCTATCTCATACCCTAACATGTATTTTTTATGATAAATAACATCAATAAAGCTTGAAGACTTTACCGCAAGCGAACTTATAATATCATCTTCGTTAAGGAGTTTATTATCAAATAGGTATTTAGCAAAGCCTGAAAAAGTTGTTTTTTTATTATCGTTTGCCATAATTTCTCTTTATTAATCTGTGAAGGTTTATTTTTTATATTTACATCAAACATGCCATTCGTCAAGTTGTTAAAAATGTGCGTGAGCGCCTTTTAAATTTGAATAAGGTATCTATTTTCATTATATTTAAAAGATATTTTAATCAGTTAATTTTGAGGTTTTATGAAAAAAGCAAAGACACAATATGAATGTTCAAACTGTGGTGCTGTTCAGATTCAATATACAGGGAGATGCAAAGAATGCGACAGTTGGAACACATTACAAGAAGTTTTAGTCGCGCCAGAAAAAGAAACAAAAAACAGGATGGCTCAGCAGAAATCAAAGACATGGTTAAGTGGCTCATCTCAGGCAAGAAATCTTGCTGAGGTTGACTTGCTGGAGTATCAACGTTTCAGTAGTGGCAATAGAGAAATCGATAATGTGTTAGGTGGCGGTTTTGTCAGAGGGTCGGTTACACTGATAAGTGGCGAGCCGGGAGCAGGTAAGTCAACAGTTCTCCTGCAAATAATCGATCATATTACCAAAACATATCCTTCTCTCTATGTATCCGCTGAAGAATCAATCCAGCAAATAGCACAGAGAGCAATAAGATTAGGTATTAAAGATCTTAAGCGTATTCCTTGTTTGGGTGAAGCGGATCTGGATGAAATTATGAGTGAGATAAGGTCAAGCCAGTCAAAGTTTGTTATTGTGGATTCAATTCAAACAATTTACATGAAAGATATTACTTCAAGTCAGGGTTCTGTCTCTCAGGTAAAAGAATGCGCTGCTCAGCTCAACCGCTTAGCAAAAGATGAGGGAGTAACAATAGTCCTAATTGGTCATATTACAAAAGATGGTAATATGGCTGGGCCAAAAGTTCTGGAGCACTTGGTTGATGTGACCATTATGATAGAAGGTGAGCAAGATACGCCTTACAGGATAATCAGGGCTTCTAAAAACAGATTTGGCGCAACCAACGAAATAGGCGCACTGGAGATGACAGGCGAAGGTTTAAAGCCTGTAGATAATCCCTCAGAGATGTTCTTGTCCCTTGATAGAAAGCCAATAGAAGGCTCTTGTGTATTTATTTCTCAGGAAGGGCATAGACCTTTATTGATAGAGATACAATCATTGATTGACCAGTCGGCCTTAACAAACCCTCGCAGACTTGGCGTAGGCTTAGACTACAACAGATTAGCGATGGTTATTGCTATTTTAAGGAAACATACAGGCGTAGATTTTGCTGATCAGGATGTATATGTGAGCCTTGTAGGTGGTGCGAAGGTTAAAGAAACTGCCTCAGACTTGCCTGTAGCGCTTTCAATGATTTCATCATTCCTGAATAAACCTTTACCAGAGAGTCTTGCATGCTTTGGTGAGGTTGATTTAACGGGAGAGGTTAGGCCTGTTATGCGCTCGGAGGATAGAATAAGGGAAGCTGCCGCAATGGGTTTCACAAAGCTTATTATTCCTAAAAGAAATCTACCCAAAGATAAAATACCTGGTGTGCAAATAAAAGGTGTGTCTTCATTAGATGATGCGATTGATTTAATCAAAGAATGGTTCTGATAAATAAAAAGCCTCTTATGAGGCTTTATTTTTAATAATGGCTATTTGTTGAACAATTCTCTTGAAGATATATTCTCGTTCGGAAGACCAGTTTAATCTTGCTGATTTATCTTCTGCTAAGCGTATAAAGAGCAACTCCCAAATAGGATGGTAAAAGTTTCTATTAGGATATTCATCCCAACTTTTCACTTCTTTAACCAATACATCAACAATTTTATCAGGCCATGCCTGCGGCTCAATGTGCTGTAAAGAGTTTGACCAAAGTCGAATTAGCTCATTTTGCCATGAGGGGTATAAATAGTCAGTGAGATGCGAAGCGATCCAGCTTTTTTTAAAGGAGGCTTCTACTATGCCTTGTTCAATACAAGTATCAATAACCCACTGAGATTGTTTTAACCCTTCTTTACCGCCAAGGAGAACTTCAATATACAGGCTTAAAATCCATGTTGCTGGCGCATAGCCTGCAATAGAAATCTTTTCCAGCATAGCAATAGCGCGTTCCTTCTTTTTGGCATCTTTATAGTTCCATAAGTTATGCGCTTCTTTTACCTTTTTATCACATTCTATGATGAAAGGATCTTCACGTAAGTGCTCATGGTTTTTCCAATTGAATAAAAGCGGAAGGTGTTCATAATCAAAATAAGATTGATACGGATTATCATGATGTTTTACAGTATAAATTATTTCATTAATATTAATATTAAAAAACTCTTTATGTTTTGCATCAACCTGGCCTTTGGCTAACTTTTTATGAATTTCCGATTCTGCTTTATTACAATCCCAAAAGAAACGGGCATAAACAATATCAAACTCTGTTAAAACCCCTGCCGAAGAAAGCTCTTTTGCTCGCCTGTAAGGGGTTCTTTGGGTTCGGCCTACTTTATGCCATCCATTGTAAGAAGGATTTGTTAATACATACACATATCCTGCTTTACTTTTAAACATCTAAAACCTTTCCTTAGATTAGGATGAGACCCTATCACATTTTTTTACTTTTTCCATGATTTCATCAATATCAGATTCTGAGATAAATCCATCCGCAAATAAACCAACAAGAATCGCAGTAGGTAAAGGAATTTTCTGATCGCCCTCATAACGTGAACCGCCCGGCTGCGTCAAACCAAAACGATTCCAAAAAGTGGACTGCGTTTCTTTTCTTGATTTGCGATATTTTTTGATGTCGCTAAGCACTTCATTTGTATCCATATAATCCTCTTCTCAATAAATAAAATATTCATTAATCATATTACTTTATAATAATTTCTAAAGCAAATTTATTATGATTTAATAGTTTCCAATAAGGTTTTATATTTTTTATCATACATAGACCATACTTTAATGGTATTAAAAACCATTTGCTTTATTGTAAATCCGCTTAGTTCATCAGCTTTATTTTTTATATCATCATCCAGCGAGTTTAATAGTCGAATATGGTTCGCTGTCATATCAAGAGAAGTGGGAGACTCCAAAGCGTCAATATTTGCCGCCCAAAGGAAAAGAGGCGACTCATTAACATCGTCAGTTTGAGAAAGCTCATGGAGTATATCAAAACCATCCTCAAGAGCCTGAAAAACCATTTTATACATATTTTCATCATTCACATTAGTGATAATATCAAACCAAAGAGAGCGATTATTAGCTCGTTTCTGTGAGTAATGCTGCCAGACAATATTTCTTTGCTCTTCATTCATATCTAAAACATATTTAAAATCCTGATTGTCATCAAACATATCGCCGGAAAAAGCAAGGTAAGGTTCTAAAAAGTTATCAACAAGCTTGTTCCAAATGCTTACGATATGCTGTTTGGCTTCTTTATTAATAACGTCTGATTTCTTAACGGTTAAATAGACTTTTAGCTGGCCTAAAACATATTGCCAACGTTTACTTTTAAGAATGTCATACCAACTTTCAGGGAAGAAACGATCAGCGGTAGCCCAAGAGTAATGCATTAAAGCGTAAGACCATAATGAATGACCTGCGCGATTCACATCATGTGGCATAAAGTTTCGACCGGGATAGGTTTCGTAAAGGTCTAACCCTTTCTCCTCACACCATTCAAATAATTGGATAATTTTACGATCAGGGATAATGATAATAGGATGCTCTTTTACTGCGTCATAACCTAAATGAACGGTTGTTTGACCATATACATCTTTAAATGTAGGATCATAACCTACAGAAGTCAGATTTTCTAAAATGTCTTTTTCTGCATACTGTGTCGCCAACTCCCACATTGCAGGAAACTCGGAAAGTTCATCGGATGAAACATGAATGTCATCATTTAATCTCTCAGATAATATCTCCCAACCTTCAACCCAACCCGATGTGATTATTTGAATAAAGGGATGGAAATCTTTATGCTCAGTTGAATAATAATGTTCCCGTGTTCCATTTCCGCCAAAACCTGATGATTTTGTTTTAGTAAATCCCTGCAGATAAAAACCTTCATCTAATGCTTCTAATAGCATGTCTTTATCTTTTTTGAATATCGCATCGATACCCTTTTCATAAGCTTTTTGCTTATCATACACTTGTTGCGTCATTTTAGTTCCTTTTAAAGAGATATTTATTCTTTACTCTTGCCTATTTACGATTATTTGGTAAAAATAAAGTAATCAGTAAATAATAAAAACACAATCTATAGAAAAAATCAATTATATAGGGATGGAGTATGTCAGAAATAAGAGGTGTTGATACTAAACACATTGTAAAACCCAATGATGATTGGAGAGATGTAAGAAGACCGTGGGAAAAGTTTACGCAAAGCCTTGAAAAGAGAGGAACTATGATGACTCTCGGTATGGCTATTGCAGGAACTATGGTTTTCTATCCCGTCCTGTCAGAACCGTTATTTGCTATTGGTATGTTATCTTTTTATAACCTTCACAAGCGTAAGTTCGGTCTTCCTTTCAGAATGCCAAAAAGCTCAGGCATGAAAGATCCTAATAGTATAACTCCATCAGGTAAAATTGATGATGCGAGCGGTATAGCATTTTTAGGTAATGAGCGTGGAACCAATAAAGAGCTTTGGTTGACCAACAGTGATATGAGAACTCATTTATTGGTGTTCGGATCAACAGGTGCGGGTAAAGCTCTTCGAGATGATGAGTTGATCCATACGCCAAAAGGATGGGTTCAGAATAAAGATCTGACCGTGGGTGATTTTGTAACTATGCCAAATGGTTTAGCATCAGAAGTTGTAGGTGTTTATCCTCAAGGTCAAAAAGAGCTGTATGAGTTTACTTTTGATGACGGAAGAAAAAAAGATTCTACTGCTGACCACTTATGGGAAGCTCTACCGTTAGATAAAGAAGTGCCTAAGCTTGGAGAAGTTATTCATGCTCTTGACTTTAAAGCTCGCCTTGAAAGAGGTCAGCATTTAGGTGTAAGGCCCGTTAAAGATATTGAGCAAGCTCCAGTGAAGCTGGAATGCGATATGGATGTATTGGTTCATAAAACTTTACGTGCTCTCGAAAAAGGCGATGCTTTCTCTGATGATGTTACTTTGATTGCTAACGGTTCCTTATCTCAAAGAAGAGGATTCTGGAAAGAGTTTTCTCGCGGAATAAAAGAATATGAAGACTATTCGTTAACACACAATGACTATACTGTTTATGCCTTTAAACATGAAGAGTCTGCTAAATCTGTTCAGGCTATCGCGCATTCATTAGGTTTATGGGCGAAACTTGAAAGCGTTGTTGATCATGAGGTAAGAAAGCACGAATGGAAAGAGGGTATTACTCATGTGCTTGTTGTTAAGAAAATAGCAATACTCAAAGTAGTATCGATTGAGTTAACAGATAGAGTAGAGTCCTGCCAGTGTATTAAAATCGCAGATCGTTCTGGATTGTTTGTAACAAAAGATTATGTAGTGACGCATAATACAGAAACGCTTATTTCTCTTGCGTTTAACACATTGGTTCATGGTTCAGGCTTTATCTATGTAGATGGTAAAGGGGATAACAGTCTTTTCGCTAAAATATTCTCAATCGTAAGATCTGTTGGGCGTGAAAATGATCTGTTAGTGCTTAACTACATGACAGGTGGACGTGATGTGTTGGGTGCGCAGAGAACTAAGCTGTCGAATACATTAAACCCACTAATATCCGGTTCGGCTGGTGGTCTGACTGAGCTTATCGTTGGGCTTATGGATGACTCTGGTGGTGATGGTGGTATGTGGAAAGGACGTGCTATTTCTCTTATGTCCAGTGTGATGAGAGCATTAGTATATTTAAGAGAACATACAGGTATGTTGCTTGACGTAGACCAGCTTCGTAAATACCTTATTTTGGAAAATATTCAGAAGCTGACCAAACGTTCAGAGTTGCCAACTACCATTACGGCAGGTCTTAATGCTTATCTGGTTTCCTTGCCGGGTTATCAAGCTGATGCGAAGAAGCAGCAGGATATTGTTGGTGAGCAGCATGGTTATCTTCAAATGCAGTTTACTCGTGTGCTTAGCTCACTGTCAGAAGACTATGGTTATATCTTTAGAACAAATCTTGGTGAAATAGACTTCTTCGACGTGGTTGTAAACCGTAGAATATTGGTTGTATTATTGCCAGCACTTGAAAAATCTATTGATGAACTTGGAAACTTGGGTAAAATCGTAGTGGCATGTATTAAGTCAATGATGGCAACAGGCCTTGGTGATGAGCTTGAAGGTGAGTTCAAAGATGTTATTGAAACGAAGCCAACAAACGCGCCAGCGCCTTATATGTGTATACTAGATGAGTACGGGTACTATGTTGTCAAAGGAGCTGCGGTAATGCCTGCACAGGCAAGATCTTTAGGTTTTTCAATGGTTTTCGCAGGTCAGGACTATCCAGCATTCCAGAAAAACAACAACAAAGAAGAAGCAATTTCGACTATCGGTAACTGCAACATCAAGATCTTCATGAAAGTTGAAGATCCCGATGACACCTTTAACCTGTTTAAAAGTTCAGTAGGTGAAGCATTAGTTAAGAAAACATCGGGGCTTGTAAAATCGCCTGGTATATTAGGTAATAGTTATGGCGATTCTGATAATGTTACGATAGCTAAGGTTGGTCGTGGTGATTTGCTTGACCTGAAAGATCAAAAAGAGGGTGAGTCTCACATTATTTTCAGATCTACACTGATTAGAGCGAAGATGTTCTATGCTGCGCCAGAAGATGTTGCAAAACTTCAGCTTAACCACTTCTTGAAAGTTGAGCCACCAGAAAAGGAAATTATTCAGTGCTATGAAGACAGTGTGAAGACAATGACTCAGCAGTTTATGAAGCCAAACTTTATGACTGATTACCAGTCTCAAGTTGAAGAAACGCCAAACATCAAGTTTGTTCGTGAGCTGATGGAAACATTTGAGCAGAAAGGTTTCTCTGACAGAGATATGGGCGCTGCGATTGTTGCTGCTAACCACATGGTAAACTATGCGGGTCTTGACGATTTCAGAGGCGACTTCCCGGCGTTAACGAAGACGTTAAAAGATGAAGAAGATGATAATGACCATATCAGCCTGTTCAGTAAGCATTTGAACGATAAAGATGATGCTGATACTGAAGTTGATTTTGGACCAGTAGAAGATAACTTTGATGCATTTTATGATAAAGATACTGTGCGCTCAAGTTTCTTTGATATTGAGAAGAAATCAGGTGAGTCTGATGAGATTGCTAAACAGAAAACAGATAAGCTCATCAGTGATATGGAAAATGTTAGCCGTTATCCAAAACGTGGTACCGAAACGCCAAAAGAAATCTTCCCTAAAGAAGTTATGGCTCAGATTGGTGATATGTTAGAAGATCTTGATGTAGATAATAACTAAAAGTTTACATCAAATGTAAAGGTAGGGCTTGTGCTCTACCTTTTTTTTGTTTATTTTGCTTGTTTGACATATTATATGATTAACTATAAGTAGTGTAAGATAAACAAAAAAGTTATGTAGAGGATATTTTGTGGATAGAAGAAAGTTTTTAAAAGCATTGGTAGCATTACCGACATCAATGGTGGCGATTAATACCCTTGAAAATATGAGTAAAGGCGGTAGCGGTCTTTTCTTTGCAGATGCTCATGCTGACTCACACGTTATGAGTAATCCTGCTGTAAATGCGTCAGAGCCGTTTTGGGACTTGCCGCGCTCTTTAAATGTTTACAGACCAGCTACAAATGAAATTTTAAATGTTGTCTATTGGGAAAATGGCAAGATTAATGTTGATGGGTATACAAAACTGTGCTGGCTAATGAGAGATGTTCATGTAAATAAGGCTGCTATGATGGATCCTCGCGTTTTCGATTTGTTAAGGGCGATACAGGCATGGGTTTCATCGTATGGTTATAAAAAGCCTATTCAAATAAACAGTGGTTATAGAACAGCATCAACAAATAACAAACTTGAAGGTGCTGCGAAAAACTCTATGCATCTACATGGTAAAGCTATTGATATCGTTGTTCCGGGTTTACCTACAAACTATGTGGGCCTTTTAGCTGCTCATTATCAGGCGGGTGGAGTAGGGTTTTACCCCAATAAACATTTCGTGCATATCGATACAGGAAGGCAAAGATATTGGATAGGCAAATAAAAATAAGATTATCTATCGTAAAATAAGTCCATAAAGAATGGACAGACTTATCAAAAAATAGTTATAATATAGGATAAGATTTTTATATTTAACTAATTAAAAAGAGAGAATAAATGACGAATTTTACACATCTTAGAATGCACTCCAGCTTTTCAATCAAGGATGGTACCCTTTCTCCAAAACAAATTGTAGCACTTGCTGAAAAAGACGGTCAGGATGCTGTGGCAATAACTGACTTAGGTAGAATGTTTAGCACTATTAACTTTTATGAAGCAGCACGAGGAAAAGGTGTTAAGCCTATCGTAGGTTTAGATGCTTACATTGAAAGGGATATTACCGATCCGGGAGTTGACCTCGCAGAAGATAATGAAAATGAACCTACCAGAATGCTTCTTCTTTCTAAAAATCTGGACGGATATCGTCGCATTATGGAGTTATTAAGTAGAGCATATCTGGAAAACCAGCATGGCGAAATTCCTTACATCAAACAGTCATGGCTTCAGGAAGGTGTGGATAATATTTTAGCGCTTTCTGGTGATAGTCGTTCGAGTGATATAGCAAGAGAACTTCTTGATACAAGCAGAGACGATAAAGCATCTAAACGTGCCGCCTTTGACAAAGTGAATTTCTACAAAGAAATTTTCGGTCAAAACAACTTCTTCTTAGAAGTTCAACGTTATGGTCAACCTAATGAGCATGAGTTTGTTCAAGGCATGGTTACATTATCTCATTACAGTGGCGTTCCTCTGGTTGCTACTCATCCAGTTCAGTTCGCAAAGCGTGAAGATTACTACCTTCATGAAATAAGAACGTCTTTAGGTCATGGTCAGTTGGTTGATGACATTCGTCGTAAATCTGGTTTTACCAGAGAACAGAGTTTTAAAACAAAAGAAGAAATGGCGGAGCTATTTAAAGATTTGCCTGTTGCGTTAGAGAATGCGCATAAAATTAGTCAAATATGTTCTTTAAATATTCCTCTAAACGATCCAAAACTGCCTGACTTCCCCACTCCTGAAGGTGTGAAGCTGTCTGATTTCTTTGCTCAGACTTCAAGAGAAGGCTTAGAAGAACGTATGGTTAAGCTTTTCCCTAATGAGAAGATAAGAGAGGCTAAACGTCAGGAATACAGTGACCGTCTTGAAACTGAAATCCGTATTATTAATGAAATGGGTTTTGCTGGATACTTCATGATCGTATCTGACTTTATGAAATGGTCAAAAGATAACAAGGTTACAGTAGGTCCTGGTCGTGGTTCAGGTGCGGGTTCATTAGTCGCTTACGCGCTAAAAATTACAAACTTAGATCCAATACCGTATGGATTGCTGTTCGAACGTTTCTTAAACCCTGAGCGTGTATCAATGCCTGACTTCGATATCGACTTTGAATCAGGTCGTCGTGAAGAAGTTATTCGCTATGTTCGTGAAAAATATAATGACTTGTCAGGAACATATTCTGTATCTCAGATAGCAACGTATGGTCTTCTTAAGGCTAAAGCTGTATTGAAAGATGTGGGCCGTTCACTGCAGATGAACTATAACGAAGTGGATGGTATATCAAAAATCATTCCAAACGATCCTAAGATTACGCTTGCGGCTATGATGGATTTAAGTGATGAGAAAACGCAGAAATATCTTTCTAAAAAAGAAGCCTTTATAGCGCGTTATAACAGCAGCCCATCAGTAAAACGTTTGGTGGATTTTGCCCTAAGTCTTGAAAACGTTCCAAAGAGCGTAGGTAAACATGCAGGTGGTGTGGTTATTGCTCCAGGAAAACTGACCGACTTCGCACCTCTTTACGTGGCAGATAACTCGGATGGCATGTTGACCTGTCAATATGACGGCTCTCAAATAGAAAAAGCGGGTCTGGTTAAGTTTGACTTCCTTGCACTATCTAACCTTACTGTTATTGAAAAGGCAGTGGTGAGTATCAATAAACGCAAAGACCGTGAAGGTAATATTTTTGACATTGAAGATATTCCTCTTGACGACAAAAAAGTATTTGAAAACATCTTTGCTAACGGAAATGCAATCGGTGTATTCCAGTTTGAAAGTGATGGTATGCGCGGAATGCTTAAAAGCATTAAACCTGATACCTTTGAAGATCTTATCGCTCTTGTTTCTCTTTATCGTCCGGGGCCAATGAAGCTTATTCCAGACTACGGTCGCCATAAGTCAGGCCAGCCATTTGAATATCTTGATAAGCGTCTTGAGCCAGTTCTGAAAGAAACGCATGGTATCTTCATTTATCAGGAACAGGTAATGAAAGCTGCTCAGGTTGTTGCTGGATACTCATTAGGCGGCGCTGACTTGCTTCGTCGTGCGATGGGTAAAAAGAAAAAGGAAGAAATGGACAAACAGCGTTCTGTATTCCAGGAAGGTGCGGTTAAGAACGGTCTTACAGCCGAAAAAGCAACTGAAATATTTGACCTGATGGAGGACTTTGCTAACTATGGTTTTAACAAATCACATGCGGCGGCTTACTCATTGGTTGCTTATCAGACGGCTTACCTTAAGCATTATTACCCTGCTGAGTTCTATTCAGCGTTCCTGAACGTTGAAGGGGCAGAAAAATCTAAGCTTGAGAAGGTAGAGCTATTGGTTAAAGATGCGCGTAAAAACGGTATAGCACTGCTTCCGCCGGATATTAATATCGGAAACGCATTGTTTGTTCCTGAAGATGGAAATATTCGTTATGGTATCGCCGGACTTAAAAAAGTAAAAGAAGGTATACTGAACGTTATCAGTGAAGAAAGAGAGCTGAATGGAAACTTTACGGGTGTGTTTGATTTTTGCCGTCGCCTGAGCGATAAGAAAATAACAAAAACGATTGTAGAAAAACTTATTCAAGGTGGAACATTTGATTCTATTGAGCCTAACAGGGCTAAGCTTTACAATGCTATACCTGACGTAGAAAAGTTCCTTAAAAAGTTAAGAGCAGAGGCTAAAAAAGGCAGAGAAAATGTAGTTATTGCCATTGAAAATGCTGAACTGGAAGAAGCATGGGCAAGAGGTGAGAAGCCTTTAAATGATAAAGGTAAGCCGATTAAGCTAAGAAAACTAAAAGAGATTAAAGATGTTCCTGATCCAGAAATCAAGGATGTTAAAGAGTGGTCTCCATTAGAAAAACTTAGCAATGAAAAAGCAGCAGTAGGTTTTTACTTATCTGATCATCCTTATGAAACTTATAGGGAGCAGCTTGGCGGTCTTGAGGCGGCAATAGATATCAGAGAGGTTGATACAATGGAGCCTGATACAGGTGATTCTTATCTGATAGCAGGTCTTGTCAGTAATATGAAAGTTATCCCTACTAAGAAAGGATCTTTGATGGCTTTTGCTACTATTGATGATGGTAAGGATTCTAAGGATATTACGTTGTTCAGTGACGCTTATGAAAATGACGGTCATAAAATCCAGAAAGGAAACTTCGTGGCTTTCGAAGTAAATATCAACAAGCCGCGCAATGAAGGTGAAAGTAATGGATTGATTGGTCAGAGTGTTTATACCTTTGATGAGATACAATATCGTCTGGCAGGTGGTGTGCATTTAGCGCTTAAACAAGAAAAACTTGAAGGTCTTGTTGATGTGTTAAACAAGCATAAAGGCGTATTGAGTGTTAAAATATATCATCCTGATGCGAAGTCTAACCGTTATACAAAGGCGACTCTGAGTGAAGAGTATGGGGTTTCAGGAACCGCTGAGTGCTGGCGAGACCTTGAAAGATATGTTGGGAAAGGCAAAATGAAAATAACGTATGCCAAAGAAATTGCTTTCGAAAGGAAAAGCCGTTTTAGACCACGCTAAGTAATCTCATGAGTGTCAAAATAAAGCCCTTATCTTAGGGCTTTTTTGTTTCCTTTATTTTAGATTTTGTTTATAATGGATGTAAGCATAAAAATTACATAGTTAAGGATATTATAAGAATGGGTAATTTTACACATTTAAGAACACACTCAAGTTATTCTTTAAAAGATGGATTACTTTCCGAAGATCAAATCATCGACTTAGCAGTTAAAAACAATCAGCCTTCTGTTGCAATAACAGATCTTGGCAAAATGTTCACATCCGTATCATTTTATGAAAAAGCAAGAGCAAAAGGCATTAAACCCATTGTTGGTGTAGATGCGTATATAGAAACAGATGTGACGCTCTCAGAAGAACGTGGTGAACCAACTCGCCTGTTATTGCTTGCCAAAAATGAAGATGGTTATAAAAACCTTATGTCATTAGTAAGTCGTGCGCATACGGAAAACCTAAAAAAAGAAATACCCTATATCAAACAATCGTGGTTAGGTGAAGCGGCTAAAGGTATTATTGCATTATCAGGCGATGCTGTGAGTGGTGATATAGCGCTGGATTGCCTTACAGAAACTGAAGTGTCTTACAAAGACAGAGTGAGAGCAACTAAAAGCAAAGTAGAACAATACAAGACATTCTTCCCTGATGGTTTCTTTCTTGAGGTTCAAAGAGCAGAAAGAGATACGGATGATATGTTTGTAAGAAGTATGGTAAGTCTTTCTTTGGCTACTAACACTCCACTGGTTGCAACACATCCCGTTCAGTTTGAGAAAAGAACAGACTATTTCTATCATGAGGTAAGAACATGCTTGAATCAGAACCAGTATGTTTCTGATGTTAAGAGAAATACGCAGTTTACTCGCGATCAGTATTTTAAAAGCACTGAAGAAATGGAAGAGCTTTTTAAAGACATACCTCAAGCTATCAATAATGCCAACATGGTAGCCAAGCTTTGCTCGGTAACTATTGATGTAGGCAATCCCATGCTTCCTACATTCCCAACGCCTAATAATGAGAAGGAAGATGATTATTTAACGCGTAAGGCGAAGGCAGGACTTGAAGAGAAACTTCAAAAGATATTCCCTGATGAAGCTGAACGTTTGGAAAAACGTAAAGAATATGACGATAGGTTAAACTACGAGCTTTCCATTATCAATAAAATGGGATTCTCTGGTTATTTCCTGATCGTTGCCGATTTTATTGCGTTTGCCAAAAACAATGATATTGCTGTTGGGCCGGGACGTGGTTCAGGTGCGGGTTCATTGACGGCGCTTGCTCTTGATATCATTGAGGTAGATCCTATCAAGTATGATTTATTATTTGAGCGTTTCTTAAATCCTGAACGTATTTCTATGCCTGACTTCGATATCGATTTCGATACAGAAAGAAAGGCGGAGGTAATGGAATACGTCAGAGAGAAATATGATGGGCTTGAAGGTAGAAGAGCCGTATCTCTTATCAGCACATTCAATATGTCTCGTCCTAAGAGTGCTGTAAAAGACGCAGGTAAGATACTTCAAATTAATAACAGAACTATCTACAGGCTATCTGATTACGTCAATGGCTATGAGTTTAAATATGGAAAAGATGACTATAGTCTGCAGGATGTGTTTGATAATACACCAGAGCTTAGAGCAGAGTATGAGAGCGATAATGATTTTAAAAAGCTGTTTGATGTTGCTTCTAAAATCGTTAACGTACCAAAAAGCCTTAGCAAACATCCAGGCGGATTAGTTATTTCAAAAGGCGATCTTACTAACTATTCACCACTCTTAACCTCAAGCGAGAATGGTAAAGCTGTTATCGTGAGCCATTTTGATAAAGATCAGGTGGAACGTGCGGGCCTTGTTAAGTTTGACTTCTTATCTGTCAGAAACTTAGACATCATTTATGCGACAGAGAAGCTTATCAATAAACGTCCTGAGTTTAAAGATGCTGAGAAGAAATTCTCAGTGAAAGATCTAACACTTGATGACAAATCTGTTTACCACAACTTTGCTCAGGGTAATACAATTGGTGTATTCCAGTTTGAAGGTGCTGGAATGAGAAAAACGTTAAGAACGATTAAAGCTAACAACTTTAATGACTTGGTTGCAGCTGTAGCTCTATTCCGTCCGGGTCCGATGGAATATATTCCTGATTATGCCAGAAATAAAGAAAGCGGTAAATATAACTGTATTGTTCCTCAAATGGAAGAAATCCTGAAAGATACGCATGGTATTATGATCTATCAGGAACAAGTTATGCAGGTAGCTCAGAAGTTGGGTGGCTATACTCTTGGAAAAGCAGATAACTTGCGTAAAGCTATGGGTAAAAAGATGCCAGAGGAGATGGCTAAGCATAGAAGCACATTTACAGAGGGTTGTGTCAAAAATGGGATATCAAATGAAAAAGCACATGAGGTTTTTGACTCTATGGAGAAGTTTGCTTCCTATGGATTTAATAAATCTCACTCCGTTGCGTATGCGGTTATATCCTATAGAACAGCATACCTGAAAACGTATTATCCTGAAGAGTATTACTCTTGCTTGATGAATGTTGAGAAAAGCAAAATCAATACTTATATTCAAGATTTGGCTAAAAATGATATCGAGATGCTCGCTCCTGATATAAATAAAAGTCAGGCAACATTCTCTCCTGATGGCAGAAAACAGATTCGTTTTGGTTTGACAGGCGTTAAAGATGTTTCTTCTGAATCAGTAAAAGAGATTTTAAGAGTAAGAGAAGAAAAAGGAGAGTTTACAAGTTTCTTTGATTTCTTTAAAAAAATTGATCGCTCTAAACTTAGTGAAAAGGTGATTACTCAGCTTATTAAAGCGGGCGCGTTTGATTCTATTGATCCTCGCAGGGATGTTTTAATAGAAAACGTAAGTTCTGCCATGAATTACGCGGGAAAACTGGCTAGAGAAAGGAAAGAACAAGGCTATATTCTTCATGAGTTATTCGGTGCTAAAGGTATCCATAAGGACGCAAAAACTCTATTGGTAAGTCATGAGAATGAGGTTGTAGAGCCTGAGTTGATTGTGCCTGAAAAAGCATGGACCGAAATTGATTATATCAACGAAGAAAAGAATGCGTTAGGATTGTGCTTATCAAGAAATCTATTTAACATCTATCAGAAAAAGTTAGGTGGGTTAGAGGCCGCTGTTTCATTAGGTGATGTTGATACGAAAGCGCATTTTCAGTCATTCCTTTTCGCAGGTATTGTGACTAAAAAGGATGAAAAAGTAACGAATAAAGACAGTAAGCCTATTGCGTTTATTACACTTGATGATGGATTCACATCGAAAGATATTGTGATGTATGATAGCGTTTACAAGGGTAATATAGATAAGTTTGTTGTAGGTGAGTTCGTTGCGATTGAAGGACAGGTCAGGCCCCCAAGAAAGAACAGCGAGGAAACATCTAATGGTATTTCTGTTAATCAGGCATTTACTTTTGATGATATACGCTCAAAGCTTATTTCTGGTGTTCATTTGGCTCTTAAGCAAGATAAAGTTGATGGTCTTATCGAAATATTAAGAAAACATAAAGGTGAGACTTCTGTGAGGATTTATTTGCCAAACAATGAAAACAAATATACATTTGCGACATTGAATGAAAACTTTAATATTACTGCGGAACCAGAATGTTTAAAAGAGCTGGAGAACTATCTTGGAGAAAGTAAAGTCAAACTTGGCTTTAAAAAAGAACTTACTTTCCCAAAGCCCGTTTTAGCTAAGCAACCATATAAAAAACCTTTCGATAATAAATATCAGAACAAAGGTAAGAAAGAAGAAAAGGGAAGCTATCAAAGGCCAAAACCATAAAAAGAAAAGAGGTGCTAAGCACCTCTTTTTTATTAATAACGCTCTATACTTTTAACTGTGAAAATATCAGGATATTGCTTCTCTAAACGATTCTGGATTTCAAACAGTACTTTTGTTGTATTATTCTGACCATCTGGAGAGAAGAAAGAATAGGTCGGAATATTTAAAGCCAGTGTTTCTGCTGTTGCCTTTTTAACTTGCTCTACACCATAAACAGTTTGAATATCCTGTTTACCCTTGGCATCTCTGTGATCGACGTATTGAAATGCTTCCGATCCTTTGCTTAACTTCTTCTTAGCCAATGCTTCGTTAACAGTATAACTTACAATAGCGCCTGTCGTTTTACTATTCATAACATAAACAACCACTGTCTTAGATAGCGCACGGTTAAGATCTTTATCTGCAGCAATTAATACTGGATCAGTGGGGGTTTTCGTTACTTTCTGAAGTCTTACGATAGGCTTATTAATAGAAGGCGCGTAAAAGTTCTCTTTTTTATCGGCAATAACAACTTCTCTTTTTTTGATTATCTGGAAATCACCAAAGTTGGATTCTTTCGTCAAATCATACGCATTAGGAACATCTAGTTTTGTAATGGTATAAGTATCTTCATGATGAAGTGCCTTATCATTATAATGATATTTATCAGAAGCACAGCCAGTAAGACTAAGAGATGCTGCTAATAAACTCAGGGCAATAATCTTTTTCATTTGTTAACCTCGTTAGTATATTAATTTTATTAAGAATGGTAATATAAAAAACAAAAAATGTCCATTAAACTTATTAAGAATAATGGACATCATTGTTCTGATTTATATTTAGAAGAATGTGGATTAAAGATATTAGAAGCAGAAACATCATCCTGAAGAGTATGATCGGGTTTTTCCCATTCTATTTTTTCGCCTTCAACATATCGTTGTAAAATACAGGATAAAGGCATAGAGTAATATTCATAGCTGGCTTGTTGGAGCGCAATGATGAACGTTGCTGAATCCATCTCTGGAACTGATTGAAAAGCAGCAATAAGTTTTAATATTTTATCTGCTGTATCAAGATTACTGAGGTTTATCTTTTTTTGCAAAGCAGAGTTGACCACATATTTTTTAGAAGGTTCGAACTTCCATGCGGTGCTATTGGGTAAGGCATTTTGTATCCAGTTAGGCACTAGATTTATCTCACCTTCCTCGCTGCCAGACTTGTCTTCACTATCATCCCCCTCGTCTTGAGGGGGAGTTTCGACAATCTTTATCGGCCTACTTGGAAACCTAAAGTTATCATCATTGAACATTAACTTTTTTCGCTATTCTCGTCATTGTCAGAGTCATCGGACGCATTATCTCCATCAATTATAGACATTTTTGGCGTTTTTTCAAATTTAATCCAGTTCTGGTTTTTATTGATAACTTTACCCTTAGCAGTGGACTTACGTGCTCCCAATACTTTTTTAATGTCTTTCGCTGATAAATCTGCGGTCGTTCCATTTTCATCTTTGAGTGTAACTTTACCATCAGCATCCGTCAAGGCAATATCTAATAATCTTTGGTCTGGAGCTAACCCTAATAATGCCACACCTTTGCCTTTACCAAGCTCTTTAATATCACCTAATGGAAGCGCAACATTTTTATTATCACTGGTAAGCAATACTACAGTTGTTTCAGCAGTAGAGTCAGCAGGGATAGCAACAGGCTCTACAGGCAACTCATTTGGCGCTAAAGTCAACACATCTTTACCTGCTTTCTGACGGTTGATCCATTTATCCGCTTTAATAACAAACCCGTATCCATTCTCACCTGCTAATATGTATCTATCTTCAGGGGAGCTTGAAATAGCGCCTTCAATCATTTTTGCGCCTGTCTTAAAGAAAGCAATAATAGATTGTTCACCATTTCGTCCAGACAAATCAATCAGGTTAAGGCTATACCCTCTGCCGTTTTGATCAAGAAGCATTAAGGTATCCGCTCTTGTGCCTATAAACACACGTCTAATCTTATCGCCCGTCTTGATTTTAAAATCAGAGTCCTGAACAACGCCAAGCTGCTTAGCTGATTTCCATGATAACCATCCTTTCTCTGTCAGCGCTACCGCGATAGGCTCATTAGATGCTTTATCCTGAACCATATTATCCGTAATGTCTTTAGCAGAAGAAGATGTGGCTGCTTCAACTAAGGTTTTTCTCTCATCGCCAAAGGCTTTAAGATCAGCATCCAACTCTTTGATTGCTAGTTTTTTAATATTAGCATCAGAAGAAAGAAGATCTTCCAGTTCCGCTTTTAACTTGGTAAGTTTAGCATGTTCTTCTTCAATGCTTATTTTAGCAAGTTTTGCTAAAGAGCGCAGTCTCATGTCCAGAATGTCTTCTGCCTGAATTTCATCAAGCTTAAACTTAGTCATCAAATCCTGTTTAGGATTATCAGATTCCTTCAACACCTTAATAACTTTATCAATCTTGTCGAGAATAGATAAACGTCCATTTAAAATGTGAAGTCTGGCATTAGTTTTATTAAGCTTATCAGTTGTTCTACGTCTGATTGTCTCTACGCGGAAGTTGCACCACTCCGTTAACCAAGCAAGAATGTTTTTATTAGTTGGCCTTCCGGTATCATCAACCACAACAAAGTTAAGGTTCTGATTCACCTCAAGGCTGGTATGCGCTAATAAGGCCATAATTAACTCTTCAGCATCTTGCTTTCTGTTTTTTGGAGTAATAGTCAAAGACATCACGCCATCAGCAGAAAGATCCTTAACAGAGCCTATCATTTCACCAAATATACGTTTAAGCTGTGTTTGTTTGGCAGTTAACGGTTTCTTTTTGCCACTCTTATCAAGTTTTGGCTGTGGATCAACCAGTGCTGCGATTTGACTTGTGATTAAACCTACTGATACATCATAAGGCAGTTCATAAATAGAAATAACCCAATCTTTGCCTTTAGGCACGATGTTCCATCTCGCTCTCATTCTAACCGCGCCACGTCCTTGCTCATAAGCCTTATAAATCTCTTCAGGTGAAGAAATAATCTGACCACCCGTAGGATAGTCAGGGCCTTTAATGATTTCCATCACTTCTTTCAGCGTAGATTTTGGTTTTTTGAAAATAAGCTTAGCCGCTTCAACCACTTCTCCAATATGATGCGAAGGGAAGTTTGTTGCCATACCAACACCGATACCATAAGATCCATTTAGTAAAAGGAAGGGTAAACGGCTTGGCAAAAGAGCAGGCTCAGACAATGAACCGTCAAAGTTTAGCTTGTAATCTACAGTGTCCCATGACAACTCATCAAGTAAACAGGTGGCAATTTTCGACATACGGGCTTCTGTATAACGCATAGCTGCGAAAGATTTTGGCTCATCCCTATCACCCCAATTCCCCTGACCATCGATTAACGGATAGCGGATATTGAATCCTTGCGCCATACCAACCATTGCCTCATAAACAGCAGAATCGCCATGAGGGTGATATTTACCGATTACGTCTCCCACGATACGTGCTGATTTCTTTCTTGGCTTATCCCAATCATTACTTAAATCCTGCATGGCGTAAAGGATACGACGGTGAACGGGCTTAAGCCCGTCCTGAACGAAAGGCAACGCACGGTCAGTAACCACATGCATTGCGTATTTTAAATATGCATCTTTAGCATATATACCTAAATCAATAAGTTCATTATTGCTCAT